GATAAAGCATACCCCGAAGTCAAAGAATCCATACCCGCATCACATTTAGGATATCATACAAATAATCGTTATGATGGATTTCCGCCTCTCATGAGTGATGGCAGGTCAATCATGGCGAGTGCTCGTTCCGAGACATTGCTCCACAACACGATTCTGAAACAGCTTACTGGCAATACTACCAATGCCAGTATTAACAATGCCCAGTACCGCGAATACATGGTGAAGAACGCGCGGAAAATCATGGAGACGGATTTTCGCAATGCGAGTAATGATGTTGGATACTATGAGAGGTTTTCGGACCATATTCGCGCGGACCAGGCACCGACGGCGTCGGGTTCACCATATACGTATTCAAGCACCGAAGACCAGGCGCGACCGCTGGGGTATTCGGAGAGTGATTTGAAGTCGATTTACTTGACAAGAGAGGAATTGGATGCGCGCCGAATGACGGCAACAATTGTGCCGCGCAAATAATATGCCTTACCATATATAGATGGCACAACAGCGCAAGAGTATTCGACGCAAGAGTATTCGACGCAAAAACCGGACAACCTTGAAGAGAGGGGGGACGAAGGATACAAAAAATGATTCTAATAAAGCAGAGAAAACAAAAGGGATGCTTGAAACCGATTTTAAAAATAGACGAAAATGTCGTAATTATGAGTTTGGTGAATATGCATTTACCGAATTGAATAAACAAAGTAAGCAAAAACAAGCTATAGAAGATATGAACTCTAGAAATAGAACTGAACTTGAGAGAATTGTGACAGAAATTAAACAAAATAATTTTACAATGATTAGTCAGTTTATAAATAATTTTATGCATCAACTTCCGCGTGAAGTTCAAAGAATAGATTTGGAACGCATACCTCAGCAAACTCAGAATCGTCTTCCTCCAAGTGGGTTTGGAACAGGATATATATCAGATGATATGAAGTATGTTGTCAAAATTATAGACATTGGTTCCAGTATAAAAGGAATGATTGTAGATCATCGCCAAATTATTGGAGCATTAAAAAGTGAATTAATATATTATTCTAAAATTACACAAAGATGCCCGGATTTATTTTGTAGATTCATTGGGTATCACTATAACCCAGTTAATCTTATTTTAAGAATTGTTATGGAAAATTGTGGAACAAACTTAGTAGATGTATATAAATATAGTTTTACTAATCCTAATAGTATATTACAAACTGCAAAAAACCATATTGGTCAAATTATTTTAGCATTATCATGCTTACATAAATATGGTTATGTGCACCGTGATATAAAACCAGAAAACATAGTTTTACATAATGGTAGAATTAAACTTATTGATGCTGGGACATTATATAGACAAACCGATGATATTATTTTAAATAGCGGAACAATATTCTATTTGGCTCCTGAATTGCATGGAAAATATATAATAGAGAGAAGTACCAACTTGTTTGCTACTGACGTTTATTCTCTAGGAGTAACAATTTTATTTATGATTATGCCACCAAGTAATTTGAAAACCCGTATATTTTCAACTACACATAATTCTAATTTTTCTGTTAATTATAAAAGATTAAGTATAAAAGATAAGGCTGATATAAAAAGTTATATAGAACCTGTTTTTGGAGAAACAATAGAGGTAAAAGACTTTTTTGGCGAACCGAACGAACGATTAGATATTATAACATTACAAGGAATGCTTCGTCCTTAAAATTATACTTTTCACAATTTTGTATCCAAAATTGTAAAAAATACGCAAGAGCATATACTTAAAACAGAAACACATGTTCTCAAACCTAAGCTCATTCAAAGATGCCGACCTAAATGTGCAAAGGTGTAAAAATATGTAGACACTTTATATATGCCTCCAAAGCTCTCGTTAACAATACCAGGATTAGACCTAGACAAAGCCAAAATTGATAATTTTATAGATAGTCTTCCGCACGAGATTCCAAGAATTGAAGCCCATCTAATACCACGTGCTTCTTCTGTAATATTTCCTCCAAGTGCGTTTGGCACAGGATATATATCAGAAGATGGCCAATATGCTGTCAAAATTATGAACCTTCAACAACGTATTGAGCGAACACCTGTGGATAATATTATTGAATCATTGGAAAGTGAATTGATAAATTATTACGCAATTACGCAAATATGCCCCGAATCTTTTTGTAAATTGGTCGGGTATCATTATAGCATACCCAATAGTACTTTAACAATTGTGATGGAAAATTGCGGGACGGATTTATTTGACATTTATAGTAGTGAATCTAAACCAGACAAAAACACGCAAATAAACCATATTGGTCAAATTATTGATGTAATAGAATGCTTACACGAAAATGGATTTGTACATTTTGATTTAAAACCCGATAATATAGTTTTACATGGTAATACAATTAAACTTATTGATGCTGGGTCATTAGTCGTTACAAGAAGTATTGGAGATATTTATGTTAGAGGGACAAAATTCTATATGGCTCCAGAGTTACAAGGCAAAACAAAAATAGCAAATAGTGTTGGTTTGTTATCAACCGATATTTATTCACTCGGTGTATTATTTTTGTTGATGATTTTACCATTGGGTCGTTTTAGAAACCAAATATTTGTAAATATGAACCAATCTAAGTTTTCTGATAATATTGATGATTCTGAGGATCGTATTATTGAAACTTGGTTGAAACGTGTTTTTGGAGAAGCTATAGAGTTTAAACACTTTTTTGGTGAACCGGGTGAAAGAATAACAATACAAGATTTAAAATCTAAGTATAAGAACAAGCAAAAGCAAACTCTAGACCAAACAACGCCTTCAGGTGGAAGAAGTATTTGTAAGACTAATAAACGTAGGTCCAATAAACGAAGGTTAGATAAACGTAAACGTCAGCGCAAAAGCAAAAGCAAAAGCAAAGCAATAAATAGCTTGGTACACTCATAATACATATTTTATTTGGTAAAATATTTATCAATGCCTCTCATCTCATCTGTCTATGTATTATTAATACTTCGACCACTTGTCATTATTGAACCCACTCAACACCAGAAACTTATCCTTGTTCTCTTTCCAAAATTGAACCTTCTTGTCCAATTCAATTTCCTCTGCACTTCGCGGAACAAGATTATTCTTCTTGGCATTCATAAGCGCACTATCCGCCGCAGACATTTGGGGTCTAACACCATAACAATTCACGCCTAATCTCACATTGGGGTTCGCAAAATAGCCTCCATTAACACCCGGTCTTCCTAAATCATGTTCGTGTCCTTTGATTTCTTGAAGTCTCGCCCATGTTGCCTTCTGCGTGGGAAAGTAGGCGTGTTGGCCTTCACTCCACCCATAACTTGTCCATTCCGCTCCACCCATATAGGATGCCTCTATTTCATCATAAGTTGCCAATCTAGACCCCATTGCTCGGCAAACGGCCTGGGCGTCATCATATGTATAGAGGTTGTTCGATACATTGAATACCTCTTCTTTAGGCCCGGAAGACTCTTTCTCTTCGGATATTGTCGTTGTAGTCGGCTTCGTCTTATGTTCCGACTTTGTCTTGAATAAACTATCCCAATCAACATTTCCAAATATCACACCCACAATATCAATTTGGAATATGTATTTGAAAAACTGGATAAGCACCAAAACCGTCAAAAACAGAGAGGCAACTGATTCTAAAAAGGCGACAGACCAAGGTTTCATCCCCAATTCTGTCGGGATTCCAAAAATGGCAATTCCAATTTTTAATAATACTAAAAACCCGAGTACATGTAATACCGAGTATGCGTTATTCAAATATTTGCGCGTGGATTCTTTCAAGTCCGACCAAAATGTGTCCTGGTCTTTTTCACTCAATGAATAGTAATAGAATACGCATATTCCTAAGAAAACAACAAGAAATACCACATCCACAAAACTGGCTTTTGTAGTATGGTTATTTTCATCAAAAATCACATTCATAATTGCGTAAATAATAAAATAAATTGCTAAAAACCCCAATGTCATTAATGTCGTATTTGTATCAAAATAATTATCTGCCGGATCGGGCACTTTTTTCTCCGATGAAGACATTCTTATATTACTTCTAGTGAAAATATTATGACACGATTCTGTAAAATAAACAATATGCCAGTGGGCTCACAATAGAGGCGGCGGGTTCCTCTATTATTGACACTCCATCATCATTGTAATGTATCCATTTGTTGGCCGATTCGTTTTTCACATACGCCGTATAATGTCCGCCCGAGGGTCCGCCAATATGATTACAAACCGCGTACAAATTATACACGTATTTATTGGCGCGATATCCCTCTACATACTTGGATAGGTCAAGCGAAATAAGCGGGAAATCAATTACATCATTGATGCGCCCAATCTGGAATCCGCGTGTTTCAAAGCGTTTGAGTGTGATGATTAGCACGGGTGGCAATGACCAGAAGAGGGTGCGTTTTTCCACGACCTCTTTATGCCCCGTTTTTTCATTGAACCACATATTGTCGCCTGTCAGGAGTTCGGGCGCGACGAATAAGTCGAAACAATCGAGTAAGGTTATAGTATTGTTATTGGCACTAGCTCTCGGAATTGGCAAATCCACCATAAAATATTGCTCCGGTTTTTGCGAATGTACCACAATGGTTGGTGAGGACACCGACTTTATTTCCGTCACCGATATGCCATAGAACAGTTCCATGACTTCCGAATAATCTTTTGAATATGACGACGACAACATTTGGTAGCAATTGATGGCGAGTGTGTCTGTATTTGTCCGCGGTTTGCCACTAATATTCACCTTCACTGGTCGCGCAATCGCATTATGAAAACAATTCAAGATGAACCGCAAGAATTCGCTCACATCATTTTGTGCAAATCCGGTAAATACATCCACGTCTTTTTTTTGCGCAATTTCGTGGACGGCCGAGACAAACCGGATAGGTTTCACAAAGCCATTTCCCGACCACATTAATTGAACAAGTATTTTCCATTCATTGAATATGCGGACATCAAGCGAATTAATTGCCATTTTTGTTTGGACCGCGGGTTTATCAAATAACCCATGGAGTTCATAGGTATGTGAGAGGACTTGTAAACACGAATTGAGAAAACATGTATTACCTAGATTTGCCAATCCGGTGAATCCGTTTGTCTTATAATTCGCGGGAGAAATATTCATTGAAAAAATATATATATAGAAAAGTAGCAAAACTCTTTATACCTTTCAACTTTATTATGGATGGTTCGAACAATATTTACGATGTTTTGAGAGATTTACAAAATAACCAGCGACGGTATTTACAAGTTGTTTCGGATGCACTGGACATTATTAGTACGCAGACTACACCAAGAAGTGGCGGAGGATTCAGACGCAGTTTGAATGATTATAGAGGGACAACTGCTGCTACTGCTGCAGCAGCACCTGCAGAAGACACTCTGTCATTTGAGTTTGTATCAGTTTTTAATCCAGCCTATATTTTGTCATTGTTGCGTGATGCTTCTGGCCAAGCATTGTTGCGTGATGCTTCTGGCCAAGCATTGTTGCGTGATGCTTCTGGCCAAACAGGTGGTGTTCCAACACAACTCGATATATCAAACAATACAACTATTTATGCGCAACCGGAGTTGCCAGAACCGACAACTTGTCCGATAACATTAGAACCAATAGAGGTGGGTGCTAATGTTATGAAAATAACGCGATGTGGACATGTATTCAAAGAAGCCGCGCTAAGAAGATGGTTTCAACGCGATTTGAGATGTCCAGTTTGTAGAGGAGGATTACAATAATATATTATGGTCTTGCGTATAGTCTTGCGCATAGTCTTGCGTATAGTCTTGCGCATAGTCTTGCTTATGCCACTGGTCCAGCTAATGCCGCAACAATTGCGGCAATTAATGCGCGTGCTTGTAGAGGGTCTCCAGGAGCAGGAGCAGGAGCAGGAGCAGGAGCATGAGCATTGGCGGCAGCAATCGCAGCAACTATTGCCGGGATTTGATTATTATTACCTTGTACAGGAGCAGGAGCAGCAGCAGCACGAGGATTGGCGGCAGCAATCGCAGCAACTATTGCCGGGATTTGATTATTATTACCTTGTACAGGAGCAGCCAGATTGGCAGCAACAGCAGCCAATTTGTTAGCAGCATCAGCATATTCCTTAAGTATGTCTGTATTTAACATTAATGTAATAATTACATACCGAATATTATCGTATGTATTGTCATCATTTTCGGAATAAATAAGTTTATACTTATGTGATGGTTGTGTGTTTGCAGGGTCATTAATAAATTCCATAATAGATTTAACACTATCATCATCAATTTCTTGGTACAGTTTATCTAATATTTTAGACTCATACATAGTCAGTTTTTCTAGGACAATGTCATTTGGCAATCCAAATTGGGTTTTAAAAGCATCAAGAACAGCAGGATCAACAGGAGCAGCAGCAGCAGCAGCAGCAGCAGCAGCAGCAGCATCAATATATTTTTTCATAGAATCTACCATAGTATTTAATTTTTTTTTTTCTAACAACTTCACAAGTTTTATTAGTAAATTATTACGGTTATACTTAGTATAAATGGATTGATACAATTCAATCATTTGTAAATCGCGCTTAGAATGCACATATATTGTGCTTTGTTTCACTTTAATATTTGGAACATATTTACCAGAAAACATATCAAAAACATTTTTTTCTTCGCCATTATTCAATATTGGTACAAGATCTCTTAGTGATACAGCTCCCGAAAAATAAGGAATAATCTCATCTTTCTCATCTTTCCCATCTTTCACAGCTTTAACATACTTTTTTTTACCATAAGCGTTATTTAAAGGCATAACCTCTATTATTGGATATAATAGTGTGGTCTCACTATCACTAGGTATATGATATACTCGAACCGCATTCCCTCCTTTTTTTATCTTTCGTCTTGTTTTTTTTCTATGTTTACGTTTTTTTACTGATAACATTATACTATTAAACTACAAAATAATATTATTATGTATTTGGTCGGTTGAAATACTTGCGCCGATAACGTGTCATTGCCTTGTCCGATATATTGCCTTTCATTACCATCTCTAACATCTTGTCAAAATCATTCAGCATTTCAATGATGAAATGGATAGAATACACACCACATTCGGTGTTTTTCTTCTGATGTTCTTTTTTGGACGCAATGAATCTATACTCGCTATCTTGTTTTTGAATCAGCTTCGCAAATCGCCGGATTTCCTTGGGAACCCCGCCATTGGCACTATCAAAAAACACAATTGTTTTCTTAGGCACACTAATAAATATGGAAACCCAATGTGAACCCGGCTCATCGTGTTTGTCTAAATTGAAAACTGCCGCAAACCGCTGTTTGCCTCTATTGCCAGCCGCCGCCAAATCAAACTTACACAACATATCTTCGACACATGTTCCGCGTGTTTTGTCAACAATAAAATCATAATCAATAGAGGTAGTGCCTAAATATTCAAAGTCCGCGTATTTTTGCTCATATTGTGCCATTACTTTGTCAATGTCAATATTCGTCAACCATTCAAGCGGATTCTTAATCCATTCGGGTGGATGGTCGGGGGCGAACAATTGGTCTTGTACCATATTGCGTTTGGCAACATCGTCAATTTCGCCGAGCCAGCACCTCTCATCTTCACATTGAAGCCGCATTTTGAGTTCGTACCAGATAAGCACCGGTTTTTCCGCAATAATACGATTGGTTGGATGGTCTTTATTGTATTCGTCGCGCAATAGCATGAGTGCCTCGATTGTCATACATGAACGCGGAATCGGTGTTTTTACGGATGGATTACAATTGAGCGGTTTGATTTTGCGGTGTTTTATTGTTTTACGTGCCATGCGCATATTCTATATATTTGACAAATAAGTATTTGACAAATATAGTTGTAATAAAAAACAA